GTTATCCCGTTCATTAGAAAGAGCTTATAAGTCGTTTCATAATCAAGTTGAGGAATGAAAGTTAGATGAACAAGTTATTTTTAGCATTGGTTTTATCTTTGGTAGGTCATGTTATGGCTTGGTTTCATATGCAAGCACAATTTAAATGGGAGTTTGCTAAATCACTTTGGTGGATTATTTTAGGTGGTATACCTATAAGTTTTGCATTTTATTATAGCACTCGTTGGTACTATGAGCATTTTGAGAGATATTGGTATGTTAGACCTATTGGTTTTGGTATGGCAACAATAGTTTTTGCATTTTTGACTTGGTTGATATTATCAGAAGTTCCAGATACTAAGATTTGTGTTATGTTATCTGCAATTATTATTTTTATTCAACTTTCAAATTTTAAGTAAATAGGAGTATAAAATGGAAATTAAAGAGAGAGAGCTATTAGCCAATACTGAGAGATTAGTTATTATAGAACAAATGGAAAAAGATTGGCCTAAGATGACTGAAGAGTTTAAAAAAATACAACGAGAACAATATGTTTTGTTTTTACATAAACAACATGATTATGGTCCTGGTAATATTTCAGTTGGCACTCAATTACAAACTAAAGAAGAAATACATTTAAGTTTGACAGGACTTTGGTTTAGAATGAACGACAAAATTCAGAGATTGAAAAATTTATTGATGAATAAACGACAATCGGCAGTAGAAGGTGAACCAATGGAAGATGCTTATTTGGATGTATCTAATTATGGAATTATGGCAGTAATTGTCAGTAGAGGAAAGTGGGGTAAATAATGAATGAAAAATATTGGGGTGAAAAGAAACCACATAGAAAGAAAAGAGCACAAAATCCACCAGCCGACAAACATATAGCAGTTCATGAGAATAAAATTTATTATTATGCTGGTGTTGGTAGAGATAGTGCATCAGAACTTAACAAAAAGATAGGTGAGTTGGAATCTAAGAGTTTAACACTTGGAAATAATTTAGATATAGACCCACCAATACTTAGATTGATGATAAATTCAGGCGGTGGTTCAATTACTGCAGGTATTTCATCTATGGATACTATATTGAGATGTAAAGTTCCAGTTCATACTTATGTAGATGGATTTTGTGCAAGTGCAGCAACATTTATTTCAGTAGTTGGTGAAAAACGGTATATGAGTAGAAATTCTTATATGTTGATTCATCAGTTATCTTCAAATTTTTGGGGAAAGTATTCAGAGTTTGAGGATGAGAAACAGAATCTTGATTTGATGATGGAAACAATTAAAAATGTATATAAAGAATATACTAAAGTTCCAATGAAAAAAATAAATGAAATATTGAAACATGATTTGTTGTGGGATGCTAAAACTTGTTTAAAATATGGTTTGATTGATGAGATAGTATGAAGTCGATTTCACATTCACAATTTACAACTTATAACGATTGTAATTTAAAGTGGAAACTTCGTTATATAGATGAGCTTAGTATTTCAGGTGGCAACATATATACTTTATTTGGTTCTGCAATGCATACTGTTATTCAAAGTTATCTTACTGAGATGTATAACAAGTCAATAGTATCTGCAGATAAATTACCACTTGATGATATGTTGAAAGAAGAGATGGTTAAAGAGTTTAATAATATAAAAGAGAAGTGGGGAGTTTTGCCTTGTGAGCAAAAAGATATGGTAGAGTTTTATCAGGATGGTCTTGATATAATTCAACATTTTAGAAAACATCGTAACAAGTATTTTATGAAAAATAATTATGAGTTAATTGGTGTTGAAGTTCCTATATTTACAACTGTACAGGAAGGTGTAGAATTTAGAAGTTTTTTAGATGTCGTGCTTCGTAATAAAATATCTGGAGATATTACTATTATTGATTTGAAAACTTCAACAAGAAGTTGGACAAATTTTCATAAAAAGAATTTTTACAAAATATCTCAGTTATTATTGTATAAACAATTTTATTCAGATAAGTTTGATGTATCGTTGGATAAGATTTTTGTAGAGTTTTTGATTTTGAAAAGGAAGATAGCAAAAAAGTCAGATTTTCCAATTAGTAGATTACAACGATTTGAGCCGTCACAAGGAAAAATAAATATGAATAAAACTATGAAGGCGTTTAATGAATTTCGTGAATTGATTTTTGATTCAAAGGGAGAATATAGGAAAGATAGAAATTATTCAGCAAAACCTGGAAGTGCATGTAAATTTTGTGAATTTTATGATACGGAGTATTGTGAATGGGGAAAGATATTGTAGATAATCCGATATTGAAAGTCGGAATTGTTGGTAGTCGGAAATATGAAAATCGACAAAAAATAAAACAATTTATATTCAAATTAAAAAGGGAAAAGGGACCTGACACGGTAATTGTAAGTGGTGGATGTCCACGAGGTGCAGATTATTATGCTAAGAAATATGCTCTTGAATTGGGATTACAATATGAAGAGTATCCACCAGTACATCAAGCACATAATTTATATTGTCCATTACATGAAAGAAATTATGGAAAGCCATATAGTGTTAGGAATTTTTTTGCTAGGAATAAACAAATAGCAATTCATTCAGAATATATTGTGGCATTTATACCAAGAGGAGTTGATTCACCAGGTTCTATGTCTACTATTAATTATGCTAAAAAATTTGGAAAAAAAACTATTGTTATAAGTTAAATATATATATTTATGTATATATGAAAACACAAACAAAATTAACATCTGTAAAAATAATTAAATCTTTGTATGAAAATTTTAGGTTAAAGACAGTTAATT